CGGAGGGAGGGAGGGTTTCAAAGAGCGTTTTATGATACCTAATGAGAAAATAGTTTTATGTTGGTTTATGGAACACGCATGACCGCTTGGGCAACGGACACTTCAAGAGCACGACCAGATAATCCGGCGGCAACACCGGCAGCTCTGGCTTGTCGAGCCGCTGCGAATTGTGCCGAATTTAGCGCACGATCGGGACGCTGACCGGGGACAAGCGCACCGGGAGGGTTTGATGGAGAGAATGAGAGAGACGGGCGAAGGATAGGACGAAGAGATGTCATGTAGTAAATAAGTAAGTATTTGATACTACTACATGAGAAAAATAGTTTTATTATTTCGATATACACCGACCGAAAAGCGTCGTTGGGGGGCGCAACCCCCTCACCACAACTTCGCCTCCGCGTGCTGAAACGGCCTCGCAGCCTTCTCCACCACCAGCGGTTCCGGCATGAACATCGCCATCCTGTCAAAGAATTTCACCTCCGGTAGTTGTTTCAACTGAGGAACGACGGGCGCCTGCGGTTCTACTAAATTCGTGGAATTAATACCAAATAATGCGGATTCGATATCCACCGAATTACGCGCGAAATGCTCGCGGGACATCTTGGTGGGGAGGATGCCTACACTTTCAAACGCGAGGGCTGGAGCATATGCCTTTCCAGCATAACTATTTTCAAACGCGACATAATTGCGCGCGAGGTTCTGGACGTTTTGCTCGATTTTAAAATCGGCGCGTGTATTCTTGTTTCGTGTAGAGGCCATAATTCTGCGGGCTATTTATAATAATATATATTGAAATACTATTATATAATATTCACGATTTACATCGCCTAAAACATCGTCCGCCAACTTTCTTTGATTTCGTCACGGATCTCCTGTGGTATCTCTTCTTGGTGTTTCGCATGACGAATACATCTGTGAAAAAGGTCGAACAACTGAAATGAAAACATCATACAAAAAATCATTTCAGAATTGTCATTTACGCCAAATGATGACGCTGGCGGGTCGTGGTCGTGGTCGTCTGATGACGTATGCGCGTTCGCGTGATACAGCGGGTGTGCTTCTAATATCTCTCGGATTCCTCGATTCTCTCTAAATCGTTCATATAAATCGTCGATAACCGCCGAAACAATATCCGGATGATACTCGTGATCGTTAATTCCGAATGCCTGTAAAAACTGAATCCGAAACAACGAATCTTGGTCGTCTGGATCTTCAATCATTTTGTATGTAGGGACCAAGTCGTAGTTGTAACCCGATAAATCCAATTCTGTAACAATAACCTCATGTGATTCATCATCTAATATAGTGGCAGGAAGCTCATTCGATGTCATGGTTTGTTACGAAAAATAATCGTATATATAAAAGTAGATATACCTTTATATAACATCAGGGGTCGGATCGTATCGACTCGGATCTTAGCGAGAACCGCTAAACAAATGCTCTTGATCACGAACCAACTCGCGTGATGGCACACCTCCGCGAATCCAACCATTCACTGCCGCACCTTCCACATAATTCGCAGGATTGTTGATCGTCGACTTAAATTCCTCTTGAAGAGGATAGTCCGAGTGAGCAGAATTCAACTGCTCGGAGAGTTGCGTAATACTCTTCTTGTTGGTGTTCATATCTCCTTGAAGCATCCTCGATTCAAAATCGACATTCACCGCGCCGCGTCCTAAATAAGGGACGGTCTTGAAGGGGCGCTCCAGAAGGCTTAACTTACACTTCGCATGCGTGTTCAGACTTCCGATTGAGAGCTCAGAGTTCGTGTCGATATTACATCCACCAAATCCCGTATGATGACCGCCCTTGTAAAATACGTTGGGCTGGCTCGTCGCGAATTGAATCGGGCGTTCCATTTGACAGTCAGTGGAAAAAAAGTTGTTCAGCGCATAATTGGCCGCATTCAAGTTTTGAACGTTGCGTTGCGAGAGATCACCTGTATCGCAACCGATACGCGACATATTATCAAAAGCAAAGTTATGAACGTAGGCCATTTTTCACGGATTGGATTCCTTTCTTGTATTCTATGCATATAAATAAATAAATATTGATGCGTGGGTGTATAAATATTTATGCGTATAGCGTCTGTTTCTCTGTCTAAATACTTGGCGTTCGGCGTTTACTGCCCAACAATCGCCCCAAGACGAGAATTGATACGGCCACATGCGAATTCGTCGCCTTCCTTACATGACTTCATCTCTCCATAGCAGAACTTGGCAAATGCGTCTTGGTCATTTGGTATCCTTGTATTCGCCACCGGATGAAACTGGCGCATAGACGAGTCAAATGCGGCATTATCACCTAAAGTTCCGAACAATTTTCCGTATGTTTCCTCCGGTGTATGATTCGGTGCTTCCGCGGGAACATTCGAACCTTGGTATATCACATTACTCGCGTTGGTGTCGAAACTTCCACTGACGAATCGTTTGGTCGCTTCGTTAATATCGGCCTCTACAGCAGGATTAAAAGAAGGTGCGGCATTACGACGTTGCGGGTCGTCGCCAATTTCTGGAATAAGCGGATTCATGAGTGGGTTCTGCGGACGAGGCGCCGTAAATTCATCGCGCATCAGCTCATACATCTCCGGCTTGTCGATATTATTCGAGAAACCCTCTTTTGTTTTCAAGATCTGTTTTGCCTTTTCTGTTTCCATACCAGCTTTGCCTTTGTGAACAAAATTATAGATCATGACAATAATTCCTAAAGTAATTGCGCCGAGAATAAATAGTGAAAAGGATGATGTGAGTAAGTAGCCTAAAATAGTGGCGAGGATGACGAAGCGGGTGATTGCGTTCAGTTTTGCGGGGGGTTCCATCGACTTTTGCGGCCATATCTCGCGAATATATTCCTTGTTCATAAGAACTGCTGGATCTTCCATCCAAAATACTTGGTCTTTGCTCATTTCTTTCGTAGCTGTGCGGTAGTAATGTAATCTAAATTGATACTATATAATATACTTGAATACTTATATATTATCTAGATTGTTTGTTCGTCCGCCGCTTCCGCGTTCGCATTCGCCGCTACCGAACAAACCCTGATACGTCTCGGCTTAATCATTTTTCTCTTTCGCGGGTGCGGATGCGGATGCGGGTGCGGGTGCGGGTGCGGGTGCGGGTGTGGGTGTGGGTGCGGATGCGGATGCGGATGCGGATGCGGATGCGGATGCGGATGCGGGTGTGGGTGCGGCAGGTATACGTGGTGTCTTCGCCGGCTTTTCTCCCGCCTGAAATACTGCGGTTGTAGCGCCGCTCTGTAAAGAAGCAGCAGCAGCGGCAGCAGCCTGTTTATCCTGAACCTTCTTCAACAATCTCTCACGCATCTGTGCTTGTTTCATATTACGGTTCAATTGTGACTGCATCGCTCCGAAATTCACTTTCCCACCACCAGCTCCACCTCCCATGCCTCCCGGCATATTCATTCCCATCTTACTCAACATACTCGCCAAATTATTCATTCCAGGCATGCTCTTCATCTTCGACATAAGTTCGCTTGCCTCCTGCATAATCTCACTCTCCTTCAATTCACCCGACTTCAACTTTGAATCAAGTTTAGATCCCACCGTCTTAATAATTCCCGACAATTTGCTCGGGTTTTTAAGAAGTTGCTGGAATACACCCTTCATCGACGTCTCATTCTCCATATCCAAATTCAGGTCTGCTGCGGTCTCTTCCGCGATTTCCTTGGCGAGCTTTCCGATCTTTCCATTCAGAATACCTGAGAGATGTTCATGAATCGAACTCGCATCGGGCATCGCATGGGCGGCGGACCCAGACGACGGACCAGCCGACTGTTGCTGTTGCTGTTGCTGTTCTTGCGCCGCCTGTCCTTCAAATGCCTGATTCATAAACTCGGTTGCCTTCTTAAACGTCTCGTCGAGGTTTGGCGGTTGGCTATCATCAGCTCCGTCTGCTGACCCGAACATCGACCCCATCTCACTAATCACCTCTTCAAGCTTCGTCTTCAACTCGTTATTATCGATCGCTTCAAATAGCTTGGCGGTGTCGCCGAACGAACCCATGTCCGAGAGATTATTCACGATGGAAAATAGGATCAGCTGAAGATACTTCCAAATCGTGTCTTTCGTATTCTCGGTAATATCTTCGGTCGCCCAAATCTCTCGGAAATCAACACCTGGAAGGAACTCGGTGCTCGTCTCCGTCTCTGCCGCCGTTACCGCGAACATCGCATCATTCTTATAAAGAATATCAAAAAAACGGACAGGATATACGCTTTTGCAGTGCGTGTATAATTCAAGATACAACTCATCGGGCATCGGCTTCATCTCATGTGAATATCCTAAATACGTCGAGAGAACCTCATGGTATTCTGGGAATGTTCCATCGATATCGCGCAGAAAATCGAGGATTATCGTTTGAAACTCGGCGGAGATGTCGTTGATTGTGATTTGTTTGTCCTTTGCTGACGTAGACGTAGACGCAGGCTTTGACTTATGCTTATTTCCCGCTTTCTTATGTTTTTGACCACCCATGTTTGTGTTTTTGAATATGTATTATTACTATATCAAATATTTAAGTTGGTTAGTATGTCTTTTCACGTGAATGAATGAATGAATGAATAAAATTGATTTGTATATTTCTCTAGATAATCAACATTATGATACAAGTAACGCTACGCTACGCTACGCTACCTCGATGAACGCCGCTACCACCGACCCCGCCGACCCCGCCGCCTACCCCATCCCACGTTTCAAAAATAAAGAACAAGAAGATGAATACGCACGAACACATACCCGCAAATGTTCGAAATGCGCACTTGAAAAGGCGCTCACCGAATTCGAGAATAATACATCCGGAAGTCAACCATACGACAAACAAGGGTATCGCCTGAAACGCCCTGAATGCCGAGAATGTAGCCGCGCTGCGAAAAAAGGACTTGCTGACGCAAAAAGGGCCGCGAAAGAAGCGGGTATTTCGACCACACCAAGCGAACACGATGTTTGTGCGATTTGCCATAAAAAAGGCGATGACCGACACGGTCTTGTATTCGATCATGACCACATTACCAATAAATTCCGCGGATGGTTATGCGACCCATGTAATCGGTCGATGGGTGGCGGACATGGCGATAAACTGGAAACGCTCGTTGCGCGATTTGCCTATATTTGTAGGACGGACCAGCGTCATGATTTTGTGCTTCGAGAAACGGTGCGTGTTGCGCTTGACGCAGCGAATCGTATATACCCAGCAGATACGACAAAGCCGACGATCGACGAAATCATCACGTTTATTACAGGAAAACAACCTTAATCTACGCCCTCGGAATCTTCACACCGAGAATCGACTGGATTTTATTGACATGGGTCGGATTATAAACACAGTTACCTCCACGCTCAATCTCGGCGATGATACTTACATCCATATTACACTTTTGTGCCAGTTCTTTTTGGGTGAGTTTTTTTTCGCAACGCGCGGTTCGGACAGCGTCACTTGTGGCTTTCGCGACGTATTTGGTCTTTTTTGCCATGTCGGCGTCGTCGCTGGCGCCTGTGCCTGTGCCTTTTGATGCGGAAGTGGTTGCCGCCACAACAGCGGACGCTGAATTCTTGGTGGCGGCCATCGATGCGAGTGTTTGAGGTCGTGTTGCTGCGTCTTTATATGACGACGCCGTTGATGAGGTGGGTCTCGTTTTACTCATCGCGACAGGTGTCCAGTCCTGACAATCGGGGGCTTCACGCTCGGGTGTGCTATAACGGTTTCGTTGGATGTTGGATGACATTATAATGACAAAATTGACAGTCGTTATTATGTGTATAAGTGGTAGATTTATATCAATTTTATTCGGAAAAGATATAGACATATGTCACGATGACTATATACTACTACGTGCGTGTCATCGTCGTCGTATATGACCTGGCTACTCGTCCTAAATTCTATATTCTTTGTAGCAACATTAACCGAATACCTCATCTGTATGAAATATATTACAAACAATTATGAATACAAAAACGAATGGTTCAACGTTCTCTTGAGTGTAGTATTCACACCGTTTTATGGATGTTTGTTTATCCGTAATTTCTCATGGGACCGTGCGAAAGCCTATTTTGCGCCGGAACGCCGCGCTGTGCTTAAATATCCCGTTTTCACCGGTGTCCTTTATACCGTCGAAACCGTATTTGTATTTTACGCGCTAAATACCGTGACCTTGAGTTATTATACAATACTGCGTTCCGGTTTCATTATTTTCAATATACCTTGGTTCAAATTTCTCCTAAAAAAGCCGGTGACGCGTTTGTATTACGCAAGTTGCGCTGCGTTGGTTGTATCACACGCGTTTGCGACCGGACAGTATATCCTTCAATACAACGACAGCGGTAGTGGCGGTGGCGGCGGTAGTGGCGGTGGCGGCGGTAGTGGCAGCGGTAGTGGCGGGGGTGGCCTCGTCGTTCAGAATACCGTCATTATATTCGCGTCTTGTTTTTTGAATTCCGCCTATAATAACATGATTGAATACGCGATGAAACTTCACGGCGATACGATGTCGAATATCGATTTTCAGGTCCTATTTCAAGCGACGTATTTCGTGCTTGCTGCTCCATGGGCCGTCATTTATACTGTGAAACATACACCACCGGTGAGTGTGGGGGCGATAACGATGTATTTCTTCATCGCATTCGGCTTACAACTTTACATGTTCAATAAAATTTATATATTGAATACTCCGCAAACCCTGATTCCGGCGAATATCCTTCTTAGCGGATTAGATCTGGTTCGTCGTGTCATCCAACTCACCTATTCATTCGTATGCTTCAACGAGCCGTTTGATTCGGTAATTGGGATATCGTTGGTGTTTCTGGGTTTGTCGGGTGGGTTATTGCTATATCAGTATATCCGCGATTATCGCCAGCGCGTCGCGGGGCATCATAAAATGCTGGAATTGCCTGAATTCGACCATGGGTATGAAGGAGGCGATGAAAAAAATATAAAGGAAGAACCGGTTTAATTTATTCGCGGCTATTCGGCCTTATCGGCCTTCATCGCAGCAACGGCTTCGCTGATTCGCGCACACGAAAGATCGAAATATTTCGGAATAAGTTCCATCCCGATAAACTGGCGGTTGGTATGAATACATCCGATTCCTGTTGTGCCTGACCCCATCGTATTATCGAGCACGACATCGCGCGGGTTTGAGAATGTTTTAATGAGATACTCGATGAGTGCGACGGGTTTTTGCGTTTCATGGATCGTATCCGATTCGATATTGAACTCGATGAGCTCCGTGGGATAATTCTTGAATGTTTGCGTGTATTCGCTTTCACCGATGAGTTTATTATTTGGGCCAAGGTGGTGACTCTGATTCAGCATTTTTCCGATACGTTTCTCGGAGTTTTTCTTCTTGATTTCGACCGCGACTAGGTCTTGGGGATTATACGTCATATTGCCCTTATGCCTTGAAGCAGCAGCAGCACCACCCGGCGAGAATACGCAAATATCCTCGGTGCATTTCATCGGGCGATAATTCGCCAAAAGATACTGCGTCGTCTTGTTTTTCTTCCAAATCATCGTATATTTGAACCATTCGTAATTGCCTGCGATGAGTCGTGTCGTGAATGGCTGTTGGCCGAATAGAACAACCACACCGGTTGGTTTCACGAGTATGCGGCGGTATTCGACCCATAACTTATCGATATCGATGACACTATCCCATTTACATTTCGTTGTTCCGTAAGGCAAATCGCACAGAATAAGATGAACGCTATCGTCGGGAAGCGTTTTCAATAATTCGAGACAGTCGCCTTGGATCAAGCGAATATCTTTGTGGAGTGGGGCGTCGCCTTCGGTGGGAGTGACGTTGAGAGGGATGGTGGGGGCGGTGGCGGCGGCGGTGGCGGCGGCGGTGGTGGCGGCGTCTGGCTGCTCGTCGTCTAACACCTTGTCACATACATGCGGTGCGACGGCAGGGTCAGCTTTCTTAATACGTATGATCTTCTTCTTGATTTCGGGTGCGGCGATGGTGGTGGCGGGTACGGGGGGTACGGGGGGTACGGCGGGTACGGGGGTGGCGGGTACGATGGTGGCAGCGGTGGCGGTTTTTTTCGGCATTATAATTCGATTTCGTTATCTTTACTATTCTTCACGGTAAGTAATTTATATCAATTTTTTACCGTGAAGAACGGTGAAAAGCAATTGAAGTGAAGGTATACATAAAATACAGCGAAATTCATAAGGAACATGACTTCAGTTGCGAAGATAGGTGCGTCTTGTAGAACGCCAATAACGGTGATTATCATAAACAGGATTTGCGCATAAAGAAGAATGCGAAGGTCGTCGGATATGCTTTCGTAATACGTATGCCATGTCATAAACCCAATAATCGCAAAGAAGGCTGCCGCAGCGAAGATATAATGGACCGGGTTTGTTTCAGGAACATAAATAACACCGAAAATCCCTAATAAAAGAACAACAATCGCGAATAAGGACCACCATGATGAATTCATATACATTACACAACGCTGATGCTCATAGAGTACAGTAAATACCGCCATTACGAACATACATGCGGCGATAAAGTGTCTCGTTTGGAATACACTCGCAGCCCATCCCAACATTATACTGTCATGTATAGTAAATAAAGGTTCTGTGCTTGTAATGATACTTGAGATACTTCGCGGCGTGCTGGAGGGTTCTTTATTCGACTCAGCGTATTTGTAATAAACATATGCGATTGGTACGATATACGATGCCAACATAAACGCCAACAGACTGTTCATCGGATTCATCCGGGAATTTACTTATTATATTCACTGACAAACGTAGATATAATAAACTTTATTTCTGTACGAACGTAGTATAGTTCGTATACTTCATTCATTCGTATACTTCACTCATTCGTATACTTCATTCATAAACTTCTCTAATTCGCTCCCCTCATAATATGGAATACTTTCTTGACCCGTCATGATTTTCACCGTCTTCCATAGTCGGATAAAGACATTTTCGCTGACATAAGGGACGCCGTATTTTCGGCATACTTCTTCGACATCGCGCTGAATCACCTGATATTCATACGCCGAGAGATCCGGAAAGAGGTGGTGTTCGATTTGATAATTCAGCCATCCTTGTAAATAATCGACGACATTATTGCCTGTGGTATAATTCGTAGATGAAATACACTGACGAAGGAGCCATTCATCGCTTCGCCCCTTCACCGGTGTTCGGTATAAATACATATCACTCCCCGAGTGGTTGGGGACAATAATCGCGAATGTATGAATATTACAGAATAGGTCTGCTAGGATGTAATTCACGACGACATTATTCAGATGCGCGGCGGTGAAAATGGCGGGAAAATATGCGTGGAAGGAATAAATCGCCGCGAAACATAGCACGCGGTAGATTATAATCGGACATAGAACTAGCGTGAAATACTCCACTTTACTAATCCACGACGGCCACTCGTTGAGCATCATTCCAAATAGCGTCATTTGCTTATAATCTTCGTCCTTCATCTTATAATTCAGTTTGGTTGCTTTGTAATATTTATAAGAATTCGACGAATAATAAAAGAGACGCCATGTCAGCGCGAAAAATGCGATAATACCATATTTCACGATACGCGGGGCATTCATCGTACGAAGGAGCACTAGATTATGTTGAACGTTGTCCGGATCGTTATATTCGTTCAGCATATAGTGATGGTAAATATTATGTTCGCATGACCATGCTTCGGGCAGTATATAGTCCATCCAATCGAAGAAGCGGCGCATTTTCACGCCGTATATAAAACTGTTATATTTGTTGTTCTTGGTATCGGTATCTATGGCGGCAGATGCGGTGTATCCTCCGTGGCTTACGTGGTGGCTCACAGTTGTCCAATGAGAACTAATCGATAGACCCATCATTACCCATGGAAATATATAGGACATATCCAAAAATGAAAAGAAGAATCCAGTATAAAACATTAAGTTATTGAATGTAACGATATCTTGAAGATGTATGAGCGCTTGTCGTTGATGTTCTGGTGTGAGTTTCGTGTCTTTGATTGCGCGGATATCGGCGGCCCATTTCGAGAGACGGGTGTCGGGGGTCGGCGTGGTCGGCGCGGTCGGCGCGGTCGGAGTCATGATCGATATATAAACTCTTGTTGTTTACTATTTATACTGACTATATTTTTATCTATTTACTTTATTCAGCCGTTTTTGTAATCGCGTCGTAAAGGACAAAATTCGCCACATTTGCGACCAGGTGAATACTCGCATGGGCATAAGTCGCTGGCCATATGTGTCCGCGATTCAGTAAATATTGGCTTAATCCGTAGCATGCCGCCGAACATCCGATAAGGGCGGTGTATATTCCGATGGCGGACGACGACATACCGTGAATATGTTTGAAAGCATAATACGTTTGATATGTGACGCCGGAAAACACGACAGACATATCCAGGGTTCGACGCCATGAATCGCGGACGGGGTTGCGCCAGTAAAGGAGAGATGTCGCGAATACGCTGGCAGGGACGAGAGCGAGGTGGGTCGTGGTCGCCGCGGGGGCGGCGGGGGTGTGGCCGCATAGATAGCCGACGGTACAGATAACCAAGCACAACGCCAGATAAAATGTGCCTGGGGGAGTGGGAGGGATAGAACCGGTTCATGGCATCCTCCGGATGGGAGTGGCGGCGGTGTCATATTATGTAAAATTGATATATAATGAATACAATATATGTATTTACATAATATATTGTGATGGTTCAACTCATCCCCGGCAACGCCAACCCAACCATGGCCGAAATCGACGCGTTTATTCGCGAATCGCGTATGACATACGACGGTATGACCGCGCTAAAACACGTAGTCCGAGAGATTGAGTGTAAATCGGGCGTCGGTGCTCTACTTCACCCGGCAGAGGAATATTTCGTTACTTGTTATGCTGCCTTTCTCACCGAATAGAAATTTCGAACGTTCTTTCTAACAAGCTTATAACTCCACATAAATCCCATACAATATATCGCCGTAATAAGGAACTGTATCATGTACGGAAACTGAAAAAAGTTGTTTCTGCGGTAGTAAATGAAGAATGACAATTCAATCAGTCGGTAATAAGAATAGATAAGAAGCTGGGCGAAATCGGCAATAATGTTCAGACGAACATAGTGTGAATATTTCTTATGTAAATGGTATGAAATATACAACATAATATTCGATTTTTCAAGAATGTAATATGCGTATAGTACATGTTCTTGAATATCTTCTCTAAGAGACGCGTTCAATATATACATTCCGGCGAGATGGTGGAGAATGAAGGGGGCGCCGCGTTTTACTTCTGTGGCGGCAGTCGTGGCGGTCGCGGTCGCGATACAAGAACAAATGTAGAACAAGTCGTAGATGTAAAACCCGATACTAATATGCGTAGCATAGTCCAAATTATAATTGTAGTTATAATGACCTATATATAATATACAGTGGATGAAACTTGCGATATTGTTTGTCACCGCGGGTGGTTTGTATTTTGCGATTTCGGTTGAAACGTTATTCCAAAAACATACGATGGGGATGAGAAATCCTACGTTCATAAATAATTGAAAATGATATTATTATCAGATACATACACTAATAATATCGTTTTATGTTGAAGAAGCACCATCAACCTCTTTTTCAATCGCTACGCGTTTTGCTACTTTTCGTATCACCTTATCTATATTCCCGTCCTTCTCTCCGTCAGTGGCGACTTTCGAGAGACGGAAGTATCTTTCATTCTCTCGGGTGTTGCTATTCAAACAGCGCGGGTTGGCCTTCGCCCATTCATTTACCAGGATGACATTTTTCTGTTCTACGGCAAGGACCGCGTTTGTCATTTTCTGGTGGTCGGGTCCTTCGCGTTCCCATTGGTTATCATCCTTCACATACAAGGTTTCGCGCTTGACATCACTGCAATGGACTGGTCTCTTGTATATGTCTGTTTTCTGGAGGTTGTCAATGAAGATATTCGACATCCCCTCCACATAGCCGAGCCTATCCACATTTTCCAAGTCGGTCATCGTGAGTTGTATGGAATTTACAAAATCCTTCATGTTCATCGCATCCTTACACTTCTCGTTGAGGAATAGGTTCATGTTGAATGTAGGGTTGTGGCTATTGGTGGTGGTGGTGGTAATCGTGTTATGACTGTTGGTGTTGGTTGGATTGTTCATACAGAATTCGACCAATTTTGACTGTAGTTCTGTATTCTGTTGTATAAGTATCATCATCGCAGACGTTAGTTCCTGATTCTTGGTAATCACTTCGAGTAAATACTGTTCGGTTGGAGTGGTTGTGGTTGTGGTTGTGGGGGCGGTGGTGGATTCCGTTGTTATTTTTGCTTCTTTACATACAGCCTTGTGTTTATATATACTGGTGCGGCATTTGAATGATTTGTGACAAGAATGGCATGTATATGTATTCGAAATATACGATGGTTCTTGGTCTACTGGCATCGTTTTAAGAATATGTTTCTTTCTAGTCAAATGACGTTCATAGTCGGTTTTGTTGTCTGTTGTAAAATTACAAGGTTCGCAATTATAGCATACTCTGGCTTTATCCATTGATGTTATACGTCGGCGTTATATAATAGTTCTACAAAATAAAACGCCTAAACAAATCGCCGCCTCTCCGATGCCTCCGCCGGTGTTGGCAATCCACTTGCGCCGTTTTATGTCCAAAAATTTCAGTAACATAATTTTCACCAAAAAACATGTTTTAACAGCATTTCAGTCACAAAACCATAAAAATATGGGTTTTTGGAAATTGCGCGATTTCATGTTTTAAAAGTCTCCAGCGCAAACGCCATTTTGGACATTTATTTAGATTACTACAAAATGTAACGCCCCCTTATTGAATAAAATGGTCGGTTTACCGCCATCAAACGATATTATCGTAAGAATACAGTAGTAACGCGTAAAATAACATAAACCCCAAAACACCATTTGCACCCCCCAAAACCGTCACTGTAAAATTCCAATCTATAAAATTCCCCATTTTGGGGGATGCAAATTCAAACGGAATATTTTTGGCCGTAAAGTCTTTGAAAAAATAGGGGACCGAGGTTTGAAATTGGAAGTTTTGGAATTGTCATGTTTTGAAGGGAATATTTTTGGCTGAAAAGTAAGATTTTCGAATCATGTGGGTTTCATGAACGATGAACTTTTATGAATCCTCGATTACTTTTAGGTTGTCTTTCTCAATCACCACACGCTTCGCTACTTTTCGTATCACCTTATCTATATTCCCGTCCTTCTCTCCATCAGTGGCGGCTTTCGATAGCCTGAAGTATGTTTCATTTTCTCGAGTGTTGCTATTCAAACAGCGCGGGTTGGCCTTCGCCCATTCATTGACAAGGACGACATTCTTGTGTTCTACCGCAAGGACCGCATTCGTCATTTTCACATGGTCTGGTCCTTCACGTTCCCACTGATCGTCTTCCTTGACGTAGAGGGTTTCGCGCTTGACGTCACTGCAATGGACCGGTCTTTTATACACGTCGGTCTTTTGAAGGTTGTCAATGAAGATATTCGACATCCCCTCCACATAACCAAGCCGACCTACATTCTCTAGATCGGTCATGTTCAACTGGATGGAATTCACGAAGTCCTTCATGTTCATTGCGTCCTTACATTTCTCGTTAAGGAAGAGGTTCATGTTGAATGTCGGGTTGTTACAGTTGGTGATAGTGTTGTGGCTATTGGTGTTAGTGTTAGTGTTGTTATTGGTTGTGTTTGATAATATACCACTTTTACAGAATTCCATCATTTTGGTTTGAAATTCTGTATTCTGTTGAATCAAAAGCAACATCGCATTTCTTAATTCTTGATTTGCGGTTGTTAGTTCTTGATTTGCGGTTGTTAGTTCTTGGTTTTTTGATACAACATCGGATACATATTCTTGTGATACAGCGTTGCGAACCTCAGCAGTGGAAGCAGTTGATGCGCTCGATTCGTCCTTGCCAGAACACACATTTTTATGCTTATAAATGCTCGTCCTATGTTTGAATTCTTTTTTACATAAAGGGCATGTATATTTATGGCCGGTTGTTGTCGATGATTCATGCGTATTTGTGTGGTATTGGACATTCTTATTATGTTTGGGTGTATTTACATGTCGTTCGTAGTCGGTTTTATTACTCGACGTAAAATCACACAAATCGCAAACGTAACTGGTTTTTAGTTTATGGTATTCCATGGATGTAATCTTTATATTTTATATTACGACAAAAAATACGCCTAAATATACGACCAACGCTTTCCGCGGACGGTTCGTAAAAAAAGTCAGTCACAATATTTTTTATCAAAAAATCGCATTTGTGAGCATAATGCTCACAACCGTAATTTTTGATGTTTTGAAAATCGCGTTTTAAAACTTCCACGCGCAAAGGTCAAAATGGACATTTATTTGGACATACTATAAATTACCACAACCATCACACCATAAAATCATATAATTCGCATGATATAATCAATATCTGACGATTATATGATGCGACTACAAAAATACGCACATTTAAAAAAAACGCAATCAATACGGATTTGCATCCCCCAAAACCGTCACTGTAAAATTCCAATCTATAAAATTCCCCATTTTGGGGGATGTAAATTCAAACGGAATATTTTTGGCCGGAAAGTCTTTGAAAAATAGGGGACCGAGGTTTTGAAACCAGGACTTTTGGATTTTCATGTTTTTGAACGGAATATTTTCGGCTGAAAAGTCATTCAAACTTATATTTTGGATCGTATAAGTTTGAAGGTTTGAAATTTGAACGAAAAGTATTCATTCGAACGGAATATTTTTGGCTGAAAAGTAAGATTTCCGTGAATCATCCCAACGTGAATTCTAAACCTAATATAATGGCGATCATCGAGAACCAACTAAACGCGTAGTTCAACGAAGCACCGCGGATTTTGCCGTAGGCTCGCGCCATGAAGGGCAGCATGATAAAAAAAAGCACCCATGATAAGAACCAACCGGTGAATGCGTAGGCAGAGAACCGGATGATTTCGTCATATTTGTGGTAAAGCTGGCGAAGAGTGTCTATGGACATATTCGATAAAATTGAATAATACTTATAATACTATTATAAATAAACATAAGAACAGACGATCAAATAGATATGTCACACAACGGCTACATCTATATTCGCAGACATTCGGCATATGACGCCTTCAACGCGTGTAAATTAGGAAAAACAACAAATATACCAGATCGAGATTCAATATATGCGACTGGTGAGATTATAAGAGGACGTTTTGTGGTCGTCCTCGAAGTTTCGTTGTCTCAAATGAGTATTATTGAACGATTTCTCCAGCATGAGTTTCAAAAGTATCATATAAAACGTGACGCTGGATCCGAATTTTACAGTAATGAGATCATAACATGTATAGAACCATGTCTCCAACAGCACGGAATCACATATCGTCGTATTCCGGATTGTGAAATCCTTGAACTATTGCGAAAACATCGTATTCGCAACAATTTTCAAAAATTACGCTCTTCACTACTAATTTTCCGACTGAAACAACGCTCCAATTCTAGTTCTTATGTCCCACGAGCATATCAAAATGCTATTATCGCGAAATCAGTAGAACATTTTACAAAAAATAACAAAGGTCTTCTTGTTCTTACGTGTGGGATTGGCAAGACTCTGATTTCGTTGTGGGTAGCGGAGAGATTAGAGCGAAACAACCGGATCGTTATCGGTGTTCCAAATAAGCAGTTAGTGAAACAATGGAAGTCTAATATAACGCGTTTATATGCGGATTATCCACTACTTGTTGTTTCTGGAGGTGTAAGTGTTGACGACGTAGCCAAATTTATTCAATATAACGACAAACGCCATATCATTATAACGACGTATTCATCTTCTCACAAGGTTTATACAGCAGCGACCGCCAATTCTAGATCGTTTGATTTCAAAATCAATGATGAATGTCATCATTTAACAACGACAAACATGCGTCTCGCGGAAACAACAAAATCATATATACATATGCTGATGATTCCGTGTGACAAGCAATTATCTCTGACCGCCACGTTGAAGATGATCGATGACACTTCAAATGTCGGTGGCAGTATAGACGAGAGGTGTATGATATCGAACGATGACACAGACCATTTCGGTGAAGTTATTGAACGACGTTGTGTATTATGGGCAATCCAACAAGATATTATTTGCGATTATCAAATTCAAACGATTGTTGCGTTGGAAGAACAACTTGAGGAGCTTTTCCAAAAATTCGAAACACGCGATGAAAACAACCAACGTCTTCTACTCACCGCATATGCCGGATTGAAAAGTATAAACGAAGGACATTCGCATCATATGCTGATATATTCAAATAATAAGGCGAACTCAACCCAAATTATTACATACATACAACTCCTTCTGAAAGAAAAATATTTTGATATTCCTGAATTATATTGTTCAGATTATCATAGTCATATGAAATCGGGGCTACAAAACGATATTCTCACAAATTTCGGTAATTCCAAGAAGGGTATCATTTCATGCGTCTATTGTCTTGGCGAAGGTTGGGATTTTCCATTACTCGACGCGGTCGTATTTGCGGAAAATATGACATCAAACATTCGTATTGTTCAGTCGGCATTACGGCCTTGTAGAAAGAATGCGGACGAACCCAACAAAATCGTAAAGATTATATTACCGATATTGAACAGAGACGATTGGTTGTCTAATCATGAAAATCCAGATATGCGAAAATCGCGCGAAATTATTTACCAGATGGGACTTGAAGATGAAACAATATCACAAAAAATCAAAGTGTTCCGGATTGAAATCAAAAAATCCGAGAGAAAGCTGTCGCTCCACGACGTTGATGACCACGACGACTACGACGACGGTCATGGCAGTATCGGAGAATACGATGATGAACTTACACAACAACTACGACTTAAGACGGTAAAGCGAACTGCTCTCGGCACCTCATATGAACGAGCAAAACGAATCATCGCAGACCACAACGTAACAACCAGAGAGGACTATTACAATTTATGTCAGCGCGACAACCGCTTACCATCTGAACCTGAAACAACATACATCGGCCAATTCACAAATTGGATCGATTATTTAGGAATACAACGTGTCTATTATCCGGCAGATCTATGTAAAGCGAAGGTAAGTGAATACTTGTCACAGCAACCAGAAATAAGAGCAAATGGATTAGATTTGTCCAAAATCTGCGAGGAATTATGTTTATTAGACCCGCTTTTCCCACCAAACGGATTATGGACCGATTATTACAATATACACGAACTCGGCGAAATCATTATATTATCCAAAAAACGAAAGACCAATATCGCATTATGAAACGGGGTTTGGGAAAGTAAAAAATACTTTTTATTATAAAATTGAATTCGATTGTGTCAAAAAACGATATAAAGTATTTTCTACTTGGTTATATATAAAGCCCGCGATGTCATCATCGAAACAATATACCTGCGAATTATGTAAGAAGGTCTTTCAACAGAAGATTGATTTTACACGCCATCAAAATAGGAAGGGTGCGTGTGTGTCTGTAGGTGAAATACAACAAATGGTCATGAAGAAAGAGGATAAAACGGATATTCGAAACGAACTTAACAACGTCTTTAAACGGTGCTTGGATATACTGCGTGATAATGAAGGCCTTACCGGCGATAAGGCGTTGCGAAATATGTCGTCGTTATTGATTTTGAAATTGCTCGAACCCCACTTTCAGGCTGGAGGTGCGATTGATATTTCGAAGTATGATTTCAGCGAAGGATTGGAGGAACATTTTGATGATGAAGGGTTGATTAAACACAACAAGCAACGTCTGCAAACGTGTGTGATTTTCAGCAATTTATCCAAGGAGACGGAAGATAATATTCCACTATTGTTGAAATACATTTGGGACATTATATTGTCGCGCCATCCAGCAACCAACGCTATATTCTTGAAAGGTCGCGGATTTGATATTCGCCATCAGTCTACATTCAAGAAAATAATCGATAAGCTAAACGCGATTGATTTATCTGAAACGGAATACGATGTTCTCGGTAGGGCATATGAAGAAGTTATTCAAGATATTATGACTGGTAAAGTGTTGGGTCAATTCTTTACCCAGCCATTAGTAAAGAAACTGATGGTGCGTCTTATCGACCCGCAAGTTCGTCCGGATGGAACGTTTGAATCGTGTGCCGACCCGACAATGGGGACTGGTGGGTTCTTGATTACATATTTACAAACCATCATGGAACAGGCCGAAAAACTCAATATTACGCTCAATTGGGATTATATCACAACCACCGGTTTGTATGGAAAAGAACTCGAACCAGATACCTATCAATTGGCGGTTTCAAATATGTTGATTTCGTCAGGTCATATGTTTGGTGGTCTGGATTGTGGTGATAGTATCCGCCAGCCAATTACACGTAAGTTTGATAATATTCTCGCGAATCCGCCATTCGGAATTAAAGGCTTGAAATATGATGAGTTCCAATCGCCGATGAAGACACAATATGTTCCAATCAAGACGGATAACGCCGTATCACTCTTCATTCAGGCAATTATTTATATGCTGAACATAGGTGGGAAATGTGCGGTTGTGTTGCCAGACGGGCAGGACTTGTTTTCAAAGACAAACACTACACTTGTTGCGGTTCGTGAGTATCTTATGAAAACATGCGATTTGAAAGAAATATATTATCTCCCTTCTGGTATATTTACCAACACATCCATCAAGACATGTGTGTTCTATTTCGTGAAAAAGCGAGAAGGTTCTGATGTGATTGAAATGAAAATCAACGTATCCAAAACTCAAAAAGAAACAGGACGCGATTACAAGTTCTCAAAAACACATCAAACAACCAAAGTCGCGTTTTATGACTATAACCCATATGAGGGTGAAGGTGTGAAACATCTCTTGGTTGAAGTTCCTATTGAGAGAATAGTGGCGAATTCATATTCACTCAATTATGCGGAATATATGAAAGATGACGCAGAAGAAGAACAATATGAAGATGGTGTAGTTGTGAAGACACTTGGCGAAGTTTGTGATTTTCAAAATGGTAAAAGAATTGTCAAAGAACAAGTAGAAACCGGCGAATATCCAGTATTAGGTGGAGGAGGTTTTACTTCATTTTATACAAATGAGTATTCAAGAGAAGGAAAAACATGTAAAATAAGTAGAGAAGGAATGTCTTTACATAATTGTGTTATGTTATTAAATGAAAAATATTACTTAAATAGTCAAGCATTTACTATCAAGTCTAAAAATGAAAGTATTATGATTAATGAATATTTATGGTATTATTTAGATAATAATAAAGAACAAGTATTTAAATGTGGAAGAGGAACAGCACAAAAAGCAATTGATATTGATGAATTCAAATCAATCAAAATCCCAATCCCATCTCTCGAACGCCAACAAGAAGTCGTCAAATATTTGGATTTCATTTATGAAAAAGCAAACAAAACAAGTCGTGAAAAAATCGCGGAATTGAAGCAATTGAACGAGTTTTGTTTGAATAATCAAAAAATGGTTGGCGAGAATGAAAATAAAAAATTAGGTGAGTTATGTGAATTCATAAAAACAGGTAAAAATAAACCAACTGATAATAAAAGAGGAACATTATATCCGTATTATGGAACTGGTTCAATTAGTGGTTATACAGATGAATATTTATATGATGGTTATTATATATTGACCGCACGAAATGGAACAATAGGTAATTGTTTCTTAACAGAAGGCAAGTTCTTTCCATCAGACCATATATTTGTGATTGATATTAAAGATAAATGTTTAATGAAATATGTTTATTATATACTATCAAATAATGAAAAACTAGATAAACTAAAAACTGGTGTTGGAATACCAAATATAACAAAAGGAACACTTGAAAATTTAAAAATACCAGTTCCTTCAATTGAACGCCAACAAGAAATTGTCGCCTATTGCGAATCAAATGATGCGCTTATTCGTCAATTAGAAATGGAGATTGAAAATAATAAAAAACAAGCCCAGCTATTTATTGATGGGGTTGTTAAGTTGGCAAGTAGTAAAAATGACCAACACCACGACGACGACCAAGGCCACCAAAACCACGACGAACACGACGACGACCACGATGCCGTAGAAGGAGAAGCACCGGATACGAGTGCCAACGTTGTTGTTTCGATCGCTTCAATCGAAGAAACTACAACTACAGCGATCTCTCAAAACGGTCCAAAAATCCGAAAAATAATTATAAAAAAATCGGCTGCGAATTCGTAGTAGTATAATTTCGATGGCCTATTTCAGGTGACCCATTTCATTTAATGTCATCACAAAACGACGACATACCATATGGATATTTTTTTCCGGTGCGGACATCTACGTAGCCATTCGTATCCGCACAATTCTGCGCAGACCATCCAGTTGTCCAGTTCCATCCAGTTATCCGCGTAACTTCATCGCGAAGAACCATGACGTATTCGGGGCATCCTTTTGCGAGTTCTTGACAGTTGGCGTAGTAGTGTTGGATAGAATGAAGATGGGATGGCGTGCTTTGCTGGTATGCGTGCCATGACTTGATGGAAAAGGTGCGGTATTGGTGGGGGGTGGTGGTGGTCTTGGCAGGCGAAGTTGACATTTGTAACGATTGTATGGATTCAAACAAATCAAAAATGTTTGAATCAATTTTATTATTTTCGTAGGTTTTTACGTTTTGTTCGGCGTGTATTACCACCTTTTGATGGTTGTGATGGTAGCTCTCCTTCTTTTTGTAGTCGTATTTGTAGTAACCGATTTGCTTCTTCCCATTTTTCGCGCCAGTTTTTACTTGCTTCTTTTTCTGTATCTAATTCATCTTTACTTATTTGTCCTTGTTGACTTCGACTTTCCAAAGTGCGTCTCCAATCTGGATCGAAAACTACTGTATCACCCCCTCTAGGGGTTAGCGGTAGACGTTGAATTGCTCTCTCAACTTCTATACCTGTTAACTTAAGAGGATTACGTAACCCCGGATGTGACATAAACTGCTTTGATATTTCTTTGATTATGTTTTTTCTATCCAAGAATATTGTTTTTTCTCTATTTTTAATATCACTTACATAATGACTTACATTCTGTAATTCTACAACGGTTGTATTACTACGCCCTATTTCCAGAAAAGTTACACCAAGAGAATCAACTTGAAAATTTACACTTGAAACAATAGCTTGTTGATTGGAAGAAGAATACGCGTCGCGGTCCTCGATATCTATATTTGGCGGAGGAAATACAGCCATTACATATTCTTGATACTTCAACGGTTTTGTATCTAAAACTTTTTCTCTTACTATTGCCTCGAGTTCCCATAGCATCGCATTTCCGTTAGAGTAGCCGCCGACCAGTAATAGTGCGGTTGGATGAAACGCGACACAAGTAACCGGAGATTTATAATTTGTCGGTGGATTACAAGTTGCCATACAAGTTGCGTTCATTACGTCTTCCCGTGTAATCTGTAACTCTTTGCCATCTTTGTCATAAGACGGCTTAGTAGGAACCGGCGGAACCGCCATACGCCAAATTTTAATGATAGCATCTTTACTACAAGTTGCAAAAAGAGACGAGTCAGTCGGATGAAACGCCACAAATGTAACAGAATCTGTGTGAAAAGTTGTGGAATCACTATTAAAAGCGCGGTTACTAAAACCGCGGATACTTAAATGGTCGGGTTCACTAGGTTCACTAGGTATTCTCGATAAAGTCGTTATCCTATTTGGAATCTCATTCGTTGGATTGTAATTAAAATAATTCCATAAAATCACGTATTTTTCATCATCGTCATCTGACTCAGATGAAGAAGCAGTCATCAGAATAGGTTGCGTTGGATGAAAAGCGATAGATCCGAGATTAGTCGTTCGGATTTCACAATTAAGATTCGTTAATCGGTATGGAGACTCATCGTTAATTTGCCATATACTAGTGCTACGAACGTCGTCATCTACTCGACCATGTGTGGCGAATAAGGGTTGGTTTGGATGAAACGCAATAAGAAGTTCATATGGGTTACTATACACATTAATTGCCGGGGATTTCTTTCTTTTATACACCCCAATTTCCGTGTATATCTTTGTTTTGCTGGATATTTTTGCGGATAATCTCAAATTCTGTATCTCCCATTCAAATAACCATACCTCGCCTATTACGCTATTACCAACTGCGAATATTGGTTTTTTTGGATGAAATGCGATAGTTGAGATATGATTAATTTCGATATTTGATTCATCAGTATCACCGTTGCCTTTGCCTTTGCCTTTGCCTTTAACTTCACTTAAACATATGTTGTCTAATATAACTCCCGTATTTTGATTAAATCTTTGTAAAAATAGCGTCGGTGGTTGGCTGTCGGTTTCCTCGCCACATACAGAAAGTAATAGAGGTTCTGTTGGATGAAATGCTATTTTAGATACATATCTATCCTCTAATAGATACGTTAATGATTGTATACTATCATTATTCCAATTACCTTCGTATATAATGCCATTTGAAAATCGAAATTTACCTCTTCCTTGCCTTTTGCCGTCCTTCCACTCACCGACGTACACTTGACCGTTGGGCCATGTCATCCTGCCTGTTCCATTCGCTTCGCCATCTTTCATATCGCCAGCGTATCGTCGCCCATCTTCGTAGATTTTGGTCCCTTTCATACCACCTCTCATTACACGACGCTGTGATTTACGTATTGTATGTTTAAAGCGTTTTGTTAAATGACGTTTTTTATGGAATACACCATGACGGCGTTGTGTATATGACGTCATTTACAATACGTATATAATAAAATATATGTAATATATTGCCCAACAACATAATTTAAATCCAGCTTCCACCACCGCGGGGCTGAGGTCGAGTATCCATCGTTCCGCGTAGTCCGCCTCCGCCTCCGCCTCCGCCTCCTAAACGTGAATATTCCGGTTGTTGAGGCGGAGCGCGATAAACTGCCTGTGCGGCGAATTGAGGAGGTGTTCCAACGGGAGCATATTGCTGAGGCTGAGGCATGGTCTGACCACGCTGTGAGCCGCTAGGCATGGCACCACCTCCGCCACCCATCCCGCCACCACCCATCCCGTTGCCCCCTCCATACCCCGCACCGCCCCCCAACCCGTTGCCACCTCCATACCCCGCACCGCCACCCATCCCGCCACCGCCGTAGGAGGGCTGATCCCCCCCAACAATATGATTGCCAGCATTTGATGATTGCTGAATATCCAAATTCCTCTTCTGCTGTAACTGTTCCAACGAAACACTCCCCACTTTATCCGGAGAATAATTGTCTGGCGGCGTCTCTATTTTATCCACGGTATTGATCGTCGCATAATTATACAATTGCCGCATGCCGCCGTTCCCCTTCGCCGACAGTTCATCCGCACTCTGATCCAAGAAACTGTAATTATCTGACGCAACACCAAAGCCACCCATACTTTCACGTCCAAGTGAAAACGCGTTCGGCTCACCGTTAAATCCGGTTGCTTCATTATTGAGCGCGACATTTTTAGGCTGAAAATGCTGTAAGATCTGCTCACCGTATAACACCATGTGCCCCTTGTTCAGAAGCAACAACGCGGGAACGCGATTCACTTGGGGAGGGAGGAGGACTTTTTCGCCTGTCTCAGTGACGATATGCCAAACTCCGCTACCATTTGCCGCACGCACACGTTTATCAATACAAAGGAAATGAATGTCGTCTTGAACACGTGATTTAGACAAAGCGGTTAATACGGCTTTGGATTTATCGCAGTTGTTGCTATAGTAAATGATTGACGACATTCTCTATTACTAAATAAATAATAAGTTTTTATGTGTTTTTTGACGCGTATAGACAATTTAAGTTTTATACATCATAAAATAACTGGATTGTTTCAATCGTTTTAGACGTGGTATTTTCTGGATTTATCCAATAACGGATAGTCTCTTCTAATACATGTAACCTGTCGGTCCATTCATTCTTTTTTGATTTTTTAACAACGCATAATCCAGTCTTGTCACATCCCCAACACGAACTTATGTTTGTTCCATCTTTTTCATAATCGTCCGGATTGAATCTGATAAATACGATAGGTCGGTGTCCTACATCTTGCGACAATTCCATTATGCGTTTATTTTCACAACTACAATCATAATCCGCGTGTTGGTTTTCATCTACTTCTACAATAATAACTTGATACCCTAAATCAAGTAACAAGTCTGGTCGGCGTTTGGAACAAGCGTTCTGAATTATTTTGTCTGCTACCCAACTCATCTCGGGAAATTTTGTTTTAACGTATTCTACAAGAGCATATTCTTTGGTTTTGTAATTACGTGATACTGGTTTGTCGGGGAAGAGGTTCATATAACAAAATCGGCAATATCCGTCGTATTTTTTTGTAACCTGTGTTGAACAAAGGTGGATTTTACAGGTTAGGTGTTTTACATCTACCATTCCTTGTAGTTTATGTGACAAGCAATACAATCCTTTTTTTTCACCCTGTTTGTTGTAGGTTGGCTGTTTTTTACACGATTCATAAATACATGTCTTACTTTTTACATTAATCATTCCTTCCTTTTTGTGTTCCGAGCAATACAACTGTCTTTTTTCACCTTCGTTGTTATATGTTGGTAGTGTTTTACACCCTTCGTGTAAACAAGTCTTGTCTTTCACATTTACCATCCCGTCCGTCTTGTGTTCAGAACAATAAATCCCAAATTTCTCACATTCTTTGTTAAAGGTTGGTCGTCTATTACACCCCTCGTGAATACACCTTTTGCTTCTCACATCCACCATATCTTCTTTTTTGTGTTCCGAGCAATACAACGGTCTTTTTTCACCTTCGTTGTTATAGGTTGGTTGTTTTTTACACCCTTCGTGAATACATGTTTTGCTTATCACATTCACCATTCCTTCCTTTTTGTGTTCTGAACAATACAATGCTTTTGTCTCGCTTTCGTTGTTATAGGTTGGACTTGTTTTACATCCTTCGCGAATACAAGTTCGGCGTTTAATATTCACCATCCCTTCCTTTTTGTGTTCCGAACAATACAAAGCTTTTGTTTTGCCTTCGTTGTTATAGTTTGGTATTATTTTACACCCTTCGTGAATACATGTTTTGCTTATCACATTCACCATTCCTTCCTTTTTATGTTCTGAACAATACAACCCTTTTATCTGACCTTCGTTGTTATAGGTTGGTCTTATATTACATCCTTCGTGAATACAAATTCGGTGTTTAACATCTACCATTCCATCCTTCTTGTGTTCCGAACAATATAACGCGTTTGGTTCGCCATCGTTGTTATAGAATGGTCTTGTATTACATCCTTCGTGAATACAAGTTCGATGTTTAACATCTACCATTCCTTCCTTTTTGTGTTCTGAACAATACAACCCTTTTGCCTGACCTTCGTTGTTATAGGTTGGTTGTTTATTACACCCTTCATGAATACACTTCTTGTTTTTCACATCCACCATTCCATCCCTTTTGTGTTCAGAACAATAAATCCCAATTTTCTCACATTCATTGTTAAAGATTGGTTGCTTCTTACACCCTTCGTGAATACACGTTGGGCTTATCACATTCACCATTCCGTCTTCTTTGTGTTCTGAACAATATAACGGTTTTTTGAGTCCGTCTTTGTTATAACTTGGTAGAGTTTTACATCCTTCGTGAATACAATTTTTGTTTATCACATTCACCATTCCGTGTTCTTTGTGTTTTGAACAATACAACGGCTTTTTGAGACCTTCTTTGTTATAGGTTGGTAGAGTTTTACACCCTTCGTGAATACACCTTTTGCGTTTCATATTAATCATCCCATTCTCTCTATGTTCCAAACAATACAACGATTTTGTATCGCATGCATTGCTATATATTGATTTTTTATTACACCCTTCGTGAATACACATTTATATAATGAATGTTATAATTAATAGACAAATATTTATAAATCAATTTATGTTAAATCAGCGTTTGAAATATAAAAATATTTAAAGAAAAAATTGATAACAAAATGTTATAACAATATAATATAAACCGTTTAGTTATTGTTATTCAACGATAGTATGTCTTCCGCGTCATCAGCACCTTTCCATTCAGCATTAGCCGCGTCTAAATACATCCCACGAATCGTTTCTAAAACAGACGAAAACGGTCAGCTCAAATTCACAATCGACCACATCAACGTCAGTCTCGCCAACGCTTTACGTCGTATAATATTGTCCGACATCCCGACTTTTGTGTTCAGAACATTCCCCTACTCGGAATGCAAAGCATCGATAACGACAAACACTTCGAGACTGCATAATGAGATTCTCAAGCAACGCCTCAGCTGCATACCAATACACATCACAGACCAAACCTTCGAGTTCAAAGATTATGCCGTTGAAATAAATGTCACTGCCGACGGAAACGAGATCCGCTACATCACGACAAAGGATTTCAAAATGAAAAACAAAACCACCGGCAAATACCTCACCGATGTCAAAGTGCGCGAAATATTTCCAAGCAATCCAGTCAGTAGCGATTACATCGAGTTCGCCCGCCTCCTCCCGAAGATGACCGAATACGGCGAAGGCGAGCAACTCGTGATGACGTGTGACCTGGATATCGGGACAGCCCGAGAGGACGGAGCTTTCAACGTCGTATCTACGTGCGCCTACCAAATGACGATGGACCCCACCAAGGTCGACGAGGCGTGGCGCATCAAGGAGGCCGAACTCGTGAAGGAAGGTGTAGCCGCGATCGGAAGCGAAGAAATGAAAGCCCAACGCAAGAACTGGTCGCTCCTGGATGCTCAACGCCACACGAAGGAAGACAGTTTCGATTTCGTGATAGAGACGGTAGGTGTTTTTACCAACGCAGAAATCGTCTATAAAGCCGCGCAAATTATGATCAACAAATGTACGAAGTTCATCCGCGATATCGAAAGCGGAGAGAATCATATTATTCCCACGGTGAGCACGATTCAAAACGGGTTCGATATCGAACTGAAGGGAGAGGATTATACGCTCGGCAAGGTGCTCGAGTTCTTCATGCACGACAAGCATTACGCAGAGGATCAGACGGTGACGTACTGCGCATTCAGGAAAATTCATCCACACAACCCGGATAGTATGATACGTGTCGGATTCGCAGAGACGGTGGGCGTGGATGAAGGGATTGTGGCGGAGTATATCACGACATGTGCGCGGGATGCGATTGTTGTATATGAACACATCCGCGACCAGTTCAGGGAGTATTAAACGGAGCGGAGCGGAGCCGAATGGAGCGGAGCGGAGCCGGAAGGAGCGGAGCGGAGCCGGAAGGGAGCGGAGCGGAGCCGGAAGGATGTTCGAAATTAATAATTTTTTATAATAATATATAGCATAGCATGGAAGCAGAAGAAGTCCTACCGGCGCTGGGCGAAATACATGAACGCCGTGATGACCCTATGCTATATATTACTGAAAAAACAGAGGCACTATCTGTCCGCAAAACAGAAAAAGACAAGTTCGGAGAAGTATTCACGCCGTTGAAGTTAATGAAAGATATGCTTACCCAATTACCGCCTGAAGTATGGCGCGACCCGACCAAAAAATGGCTCGACCCCGCGACAGGTATTGGTAATTTTCCGATGATGGTTTATGCGGGGCTGATGATCGGTCTTGCGGACCACCCGGATTTCATAGACTCCGTCGTACGCAGCGAACACATCATTCGGAATATGCTTTATATGGTTGAATTAAATCCAGACAGTTGTACACGAATCCGAACGATATTTGGCTCCGCTGCGAATTTATGGTGCGATAGTTTTTTAGTAGACCGCATGGTCTTCCCAGACGGAACAACCCGCGAATTCGATGTAATCGTAGGCAACCCGCCATTTAATGCGGACCAGACGCACGAAGGCAAGAAGGGTGGTGGCAGCAACTTGTGGCCAAAATTCGTAGAGAAGTCATTAGACGGCGATTTACTTAAACCCAACGGTTATCTTCTCTTCGTACATCCCGCGTTATGGCGAAAACCGCCGTCTGACCGGGCAAAAACCCTGTTTGATAAAATGGTTCATGATAATCATATGATATACCTAGAAATACACAATAAGCTCGATGGTAAACGAGACTTCGGTGTTCAGACAAGGTATGATTTTTACCTTATACAGAAGATACGCCCAACCCCGGACAAAGATTTTACCATCGTAAAAGCCCAATACAGCGAAGATCTTCAACACGTCGATTTATCTCGTTGGCGGTTTTTACCGAATCATAGCATCAAATTGATAGAACCGTTACTAACTACTACAGAACAAGACTATGTTATATTTAGTCGGTGTCAATACGGGTCTGACAGGCGTTGGGTAAGTGATAAAAAAGATGAACGTCATATATATCCGCTGGTCCATTCTACACCATTAGGCGAACCTAGAATTTATTGGTCTTCAAAGATGAATGATGATTGTAAAGATTGTAAACGAATGTTCGGTGTACCGAAAGTGATATTCGGAGAGTCGGGAATAAATGACGTCATTCTTGACACCAAAGGTGAATATGGCATGACTCAAGGCGCAATTGGATTAAAAATACCGGTTACAATAGACCGCGAGGGTGAGGGTGAGGTGATGAAAAGGGTACTCGAAAGTCAAGAATTCCACCGAATTTTAGATGCGATGTCATTTTCGAATTTCCGTATCGATTGGCGTATGTTTCTTTATATTCAACCTGATTTTTATAGAGATCCGCAATTTGAAAGTACGACTCCTTTTATTCGGCCATCATCTGTAAAAAAAAAATTAGAAGAACCCTCAAAGACCTTTGTCCAAATTCAAGGAGCGCGACCGCGTGATAAGTCACCATTCGAAAAGGTCAAAAGGTCAAAACCAGAATCGACGAGGGTTACTAACAGAGGGGGAAGAAAACGAAAATATAAGAATTCTCGGTTTACAAGAAAAAAGTATTAGTCATAACACACATGCTTACCTCTATCTATCTAATGTAGTCAAGTCCATGTCCGTCCCCCGTCCGTTTTATTCATATCATCTACCCCTATAAACCTACACCACACCTACCCCCCCCCCTCCTACCATCCACCAACAACAGATTCCGTTGTCTCAGCCTCCTCTTGTCTCGAATGAGAGTAATAACGGCATTGTGCGAAGATTGCGTCTTCCGGGCGATACATCGTCGCAAATTCGGTGCCTTCGGTGAGTCGAAACAGGTTAGAGAATGCTAACATCGACATGATTCTCCAAGATTGGACGGAAATGTCGCGCAACTCAATAAATGCCCAGACAACTGGATCGCGATGTTCTGCGTCAAACTTTTTAAAGTTCAAGTATATGTCTGAAATCACGAGACGTTCTGCTGAAAGTTGTTTCTCGCGATTTGCTTCTGAGTGAGGTGTGTCCTGTGTAGTCATCGCATTCACAAGAAGAATTGATGTTTCGAGGAGACGACACAGGTTTTCGAATTTGAGGTAAAGACGACCACTTGCGACGAGGAATGTTGCGACAAGTTGATTTTCTGGGCGACGACGGCGTTCGTTGTCAGCTGATACAATAGTTGGTGATGACGATGACCTCAGTAATGGAAATACACCATCGTCGTTTTCAACGCAATCTGGTGATGATGGTAATGGTGATTCCGGCGTCTCTTCTTCGCCGCCGCTGCTGCTGCTGCTGCTACCGCTGATGCCTCCTTCCTCAAGATCCCCTTCGGAGTAAATTCTGCCCAATTCGAGATCTTCTTGTTCTTCTTGATACCTGCGTGCGATGAGTGAAATTGTTTGGATAGTTCGGTTCAAGAATCCGAGCTCTTTCGCCATAATAAGTGCCAACGTAGCGTTGTCGCAGCGGATCTCGTCGGTATTGTCGTCGGTAATAGATGAAGCAGTCGGCAACGTCGTTGCGTATTGAGCCGCTGCGGATGGAAGACGACCAGACATGATACTGTTGATGTCACGACGCTCGATTTCGGCTTCCATCTCACGAATGTTTGTGAATATAGGAGTGCCGTCACGAAGATTGTGTCGCATCGCAGTAGTGTAATTCAACGCGGCGTATTTGATTTTGTCTCCGTCCGAAGTAAAGAGTCCTGGAAGATTTGTGATAGCCCTGATAGTATTGCTGATATCGCCGTTATTTAAGAAGGAGAACATAGTTGACGTTGTTGTTTTTTCTTGAAGCTGTGATCTGGAGATAAGATGAAAAAACATTTCAATTTTTTCACAAGCTGAAAAAATCGTTCCTCATGGGAATGTCAATTTTTTCACCTTGTGAAAAAATCGTTCCTCACGGGAATGTCAATTTTTTCACAAGCTGAAAAAATCGTTCCTCACAGGAATGTCAATTTTTTCACAAGGTGAAAAAATCGTTCCTCATGGGAATGTCAATTTTTTCCACTGAGGGTTCCTGCGAAAGAATAGTATAAAATTATAGTATGAAATAAATACATATAAAAGAGAATGACCGATTATTCAAATCAAAATATAACAGGTCAAGACCTTTCGGGTGTGAATTTGACCGGTGCCAACTTCACAAATACTAACGCTACGAATGTGAATTTCACGAATGCGACGATTACGAATGCCATCTTCAAGAATACACTCATCACCGGCGCAAATATAAGCACGCTCGTATTTAGTAATATTCAAAAGGGTCATTTGTTACTACGTGCGGCCAATCAGACAATCGCCGCCGTGAATAATTTGACATCACTTACGCCGCCTGAGTTACGAATTATACAGCCTGCTATCACAACAGATACCATAAAACAAATACAAACCGTGACCGTAAAGATACCAAATAGTCAAGGTGAAGGTTATACAACGTCAGTGACGCCGATTATCAACCAGCTTGTTTGTATATTTGTTGCTACGAACCAAAATATTATAATAACAACAACTGGGACAATAAATGTGCGAACTATCCGAAGTAACGGAACAGTAGTTCAAGATGTAGATAATGCGAATACGACCCTTAATTATTTAAAAGTAGGCAGTATTCCGTATCGACTATCCGTCGGGAATGGTGATGGAGTAATCGCCATGATACCGGTCGATTTGAATGTGTATCAAGTGAATGGGTTTGGTTTAGGAGATGTTATATATTCAGGTATTGGGAATGGGCCAACCGGTCCTACCGGCGCAGTAGGAGCACAGGGCATACAAGGCATTCAAGGCATTCAAGGAGCAACCGGTCCGACGGGCGCAGTAGGAGCACAGGGCATACAAGGCATTCAAGGCATTCAAGGAGCGACAGGTCCCACCGGCCCAGTAGGAGCACAGGGTATTCAAGGCATTCAAGGTATTCAAGGCATTCAAGGAGCGACAGGTCCAACGGGCGCAGCGGGAGTAGCAGGCACAGCGGGAGCGGCAGGTCCTGTGGGTGCTGCGGGACCTACAGGACCAGAAGGCGCAGCGGGAGTAGTAGGTGCGGCAGGCGCAGCAGGTCCTGTGGGTGCTGCGGGACCTACAGGCCCAGTAGGCGCAGCGGGAGTAGCAGGCA